CGACCCAGAGAAACCGCACGCGTACTACGCCGATCGCGACGAGAGCGGCATCTGTGCGGCATGCGGCGAATCGCTTGCCGACCCGATCCACGAGAACATCACCGCGACCGGTCCCGACCTCGACGGCTACAGTGAGGAGAGCGTCGTTCTCGCTGCGAACGACCTTCCGGAGAACTGACGTGGCGAAGGGCGACAAGAGCGCGCAACGAGAACGGCAGGCCGCGCGCAAGAAAGCCGGTGTCGTCCGCCCGAAGTGCGCCAGCCCGAAGACGAACGGCGAGCCCTGCAATTCGTACGCCGTCGAGGGCGGAACGAAGTGCAACAAGCACGGGGGCACGCCGCGCGCCAAGCCTGGCGGGCTGACCTCCAACACCAAGACGGGCCGCCGCTCGCTGCTGTTCCGTCACCTGGCCGACGAGGGCCGGCTCCGGATCGCGATGTTCGAGACGCAGCCCGAGCTGCTCGACCATCGCCAGCCAGTCGCCCTGTCGCGATACATCGTCGACGAGATCTTGATCGAGGTAACGGCGGAGGGCATCCTCAAGCAAGCGCGCCAGATGTTTCCGGGCCTCCGCGAGTATGCTGTCGACGACCCGATGCAGGGATTCGAGGCCGACGAGCTGATGCTCGCGCGCACGGCGATCCTCGAGCGGATGCACCGCGTCATCACCGCGCACGCGGGCAACGTCAACAACGCCGCGAAGGCCGCGAAGCTCGACGAGATGATGCGCATGGGCGCAATGCCGGCGTTCCAGCGCCTCGCCGAGGTGACGCTCCGCCTGGGCGACCGGTACGTGCCGGAAGCGCAGCGAGCGCAGTTCCGCGCTGACTTCAAGATGGCGATCGAGGCCGCTGTCGCCGAGGTCGCGAAGGGCGCTCTCGACGAGGTCCGGTGAGCCCACATCACCTGCGAGCGAACCCCGAGGCGCAGTTCCTCACCGCGGTTCTGGCTGGCATCGCCGGAGCCGGCATCATCGACGTCGGCGGACGGTCGCCGATCGACCCGATGAAGAGCGGGCTTGAGTTCGTCAATAACTATCGGCTGACCATCGATAACCGGCTGTTCGACTGGGGCCCGCAGGGCTATATGCACCTCGTCGACCTGTTCGAGGACGAGCACGACAGCCTCGTTCTGATGGCGGGCGCGCAGACGGGCAAGACCGCGCGCCTGCTCGTGAAGCTGCTCCGGTCCGGCATCGTTCACTGGGGCGCGCTGTTCGGATATTACTTCCCGGATTATCACCTCCCGAAAGCGTTCTCGCGAGAGCGGTTCGGGCCCTTCGTGCGTTCGAACGAGACTCTCGCACCGTGGCTCGGTCGGGACGCAATGAAGCGCCGCGGGTCGGACGCGGTGCTCACCCGCAAGTACGGGGCGTCGACGTTCTTCTTCCTGTCGACCGGCGGCAAGTCGGCGACGGAAGGCCTCCCGATGAAAGGGGTGTTCTTCGACGAGGTCCGTCGAATGGAGAAGTCGGACGTCAGCCGCGCAGAGGAGCGGTATTCCGCACAGAAAGACCCGATCGACGTGAAAGTCTCGACGGCGTTCCTGCCGAACCAAGACATTCACATGTACTTCATGCGCGGCGATCAAAGGTACTTTCACAGCGACTGCAAGTGCGCCGACGGTGTCGTGCTGTCGCTCACGTTCCCGAACTGCATCGCCGACATGGCCGGAACGTCGTCGGAGTTTCAGAGGAAGGTCGCGCACAAGTTCACGGTCGCCGGGATTCCATACCTGGGCATGGGCGAGCGCGAGCGCGCGCAGTACGGCGACGCCGTGTACGTCTGCCCGAAGTGCGGCGAGATCATCGTCAATCCGCGCGCGGGCTGGTGGCACCCGCACAATGAGGCGGCGTACACGCACAGCTATCAGATGCCGCAGCTCCTGACGCCGTCATACCCGGCCGCGCGCGCGTGGCAAAAGTTCTTCCGACCTACCGAAGTCGTCGACCTGCAGTACATCTGGAACGACATGGTCGGGCTGCCCTACATCGACGAGAACGCGCAGCCGGTGACGATGGATCACCTCATGGCCTCGGTCAATCCCGAGCTGTTCTGGCCCATCCACAAGGGCGAGCGATGGATGCGCGAGAACCTCATCAACTGCGCGATGGGTGTCGACGTCCAGCAGGGGTACAACGTCGTCGTGATCAAGCAGCTCGCCGAGAACGGCAAGTTCCGCACGATCCACACCGAGATCGTTCATGGCGAGGATCCGTTCGCCGGCACCGCGAAGCTGATGCAGATGTTCAACGTCCGCGTCTGCGTCATGGACGCGCAACCCGAGTACAACGAGGCGTTTCGGTTCGCGAAGACGCTCGAGGGCCGCGTCTGGCTCGCCTACTACGTCGAGGGCGAGCGGACCGAGCTTGTCGACTGGAAAGACCGGCCGAAGCACAAGGCCGGGCAGAAGGGCGAGCAAACGCGGCACAAGCACACGGTCGTCATCTCGCGCACGAAGGGCCTGCGCTGGAGTCTCGACCGGTGGACGCGCGGGCTGAACGAGGTGCCACCGTCGCACCAGCTCATCCAGCGGCTGCCGCGCCAGGGCGGGCACGTCATCCTGTCGTCGGGCCTCCGCATCGGGCAATGGGAGGCCGTGCCGATCGTGCAGGTGCTCTACTTCATGCACCAGACGCGCGTGGGGTTCATCCCGCAGGAGGTCGCGAAGGGCGAGGACGTCAAGATCGGCGCGCGCGAGATCCGCGCCGAACACCTGGGCGGCGTCGATCCGCACTTCGCGCACGCCGAGCTGTACTGCAACCTCGCGCTGGCCCGCATCGGAACTGGCCCGGCGCATCCGCGTCAAATCTGATACCCTGACGGCGGAGCGTACATGAACCTCGGACCGTCGTCGACGCGGCGACTCAACGAGATGCTCGGCGTTCCGAGCGAACAGGACGTCAAGCGTCGACCGCCGCAGTCGATGGGCCCGACGCTGATCATCGTGTCCGAGCCGATGCGAGTCGCAGAGGACGTCGTCAAGAACCTCTACGATCCCGAGGGTGCGGGGAAGCCGCCGCCGAACGGCTGGCTGCAGCGCCAGCGTCGTCGAGGTCTGCTCGCCGGCGCCGGTGTCGAGGATGCGGGGGCACGGCTTTCGAAGCCTCAAGCCGAGATCAACGGCCGCGCGTGCTGCATGGTGCTGATCGGACAGCTCGACCGACAGCTCGCGATGCTGCAGCTTCCGTCGACGCACACCTGCTCGACGTGCGGTACGGTGTACCGGATCGAGATGCGGGTTCGGGAGGCGCGCGACCATGGCAGGTAGACGAGCCGCTCCGGCCGGAGCCATCGAGAGCCAGCGGGACCAGGTCGTCGCGCACCCGGCCGCCGGGAGCGCGCCCGAGTTCCGGTCGACCGACCCGTCGACGGCACCGCCGACGCCGACGCGCGCCGAGGGCGTCAAGTCGCCCGTGTTTGAGCTCCACGACGCTCCGACAAAGGGCGTCGTGCAGCTCGCCGACGGTGGGCTCAAGATCGGGGCCGATGTCGTCAAGACGCTCCGCGACCGGGCGATTCGCGAGACGACGACGACCCGCGTGCCGTCGACCCCGCGGTACATGTTCCGCGACGGCGGAGGTGTCGGCGTAAAAAAAGGCGCGTCGCGCTGGGACGTGCTGCAGATCGAGACGCTGCGCAACATCCGCGAACAGTCGCCTTTGCTCAACGCGATTCACTCGGCGCGCCATCACCAGATCAAGCGCCTGTCGCAGCAGTGGAACGGCCGGCGCGGCGAGGTCGGCTGGCGAGTCGTCCACAAGGATCACCTCGAGCACGACAGCAAGCCGCCCGACATGATCGAGCCGTACATCCGGACCTTCACGGAGATGCTCCGGAAGCCGTCGCCGCGGTACTGCCCGACGACCGCGCAGCTCATGGGCCAGCTCGAGGAGGACTACCTCACCATCAACCGGCCCGTGGTCGAGAAGCTGTACAGCGACCTCGATCCGACGCTCGTGGTGGGCTTCCGCGCCGTCGACGGCGGTCTGATCTGGCCGACGATGCGGTTCCTCGAGCGTTGGACGCAGGACAATCCGCGCTGGACGCTGGGTTACGAGCGGACGAAGCTCACCGGCGACGACGTGCTCGCCATCCTGTCCGACAAGCTCGGTCACGACCTGCACACGGCCGAATACTGCCTCGTGCGCGAGGGCGTGCTCGAGGCCGTCTACGAGCCGCACCGCCTGATCGTCGCGCCGGACATGAACCGGACCGACATCCGGTACGCCGGCTGGCCTCCGTCGTACGTCGAGCAAGCCGCGGAGATCGTGCTCGGGTTCCTCAACACCTGGGAATACAACTCGTCTTTTTTCACGCGCGGCATGATGGCCGAGATCATCATCGGCGTCACCGGCAACATCAACGACGAGGACATCGACGCGTTTGTCGACATGCTCCGCGCGGCGACGCAGGGGCACGGGAAGGCCTGGCAGCCGCCGGTCATGCCGCTCCCGCAGGACGGGGCGATCACCGCGATCCCGCTCAAGACGAACAACAAAGAGATGGGATTCGAGACGTGGCTGTCGCTCATGATCTCGCTGACGTGCGGCGTTTATCGCATGGATCCGACGGTAATCAATGCGAAGCCCTGGGACGGTGGACAGGGCGGCGGATTGTCCGCGCCGAACCGTGAGAAGGAGATCGCGCTCGCGAAGGAGGAAGGCCTCCAGAGCGACTTTGCGCACCTGAAATGCGGCATGCTCGACGTGCTCGCCGCCGAGGTGCACCCGGATCTGCGCGTGATCGCCGAATATGGCGACTTCGACCCGATGAAGGAAGCGCAGATCTACGAGATCCGCTCCAAGTGCGAGATGACGCGGAACGAGGTGCGTCTCGCGCAGGGCATGGAACCGCAGGGGTTCTGGCTCGCGCCCGACCAGTACAAGGTGGCCACGCCAGAACAGAAGGCCGCGCACGACGAGAATCAGTGGAACATGCCGGCCGACCCAGCGTTTGCGAACGCGCTGAACCAGTCGCGCATGCAGAAGATGATGGCCGCGCAGGGCCAGCAGCCGGGCGCCGACGGGTTCGGTGGACAGCAGCCAGGCGCGGCCGATGGCGATGGGTTCGGCCAGCCGAAAGAGAAGACGCCGTTCGGCGCGCCGCCGGCACCTGGCGGAGGCGCTCCAGGAGGTGCCGCGCCGTCCGGTGCTGCTCCGAAGCCGCCGGCACCAGGGGCGATGCCACTGCCGGCGCCGAAGCCCTTGCCGGCCGGCAACACCCGGCCGACCCCGTCCGCGTCCTTGCAGAAGGCGGACGGACAGCGCACGATCACGATCGTCGTAGCGACGGAGCCCGACCCCCATGCCTGATCCCCTCGAGCCGACGAACCCGTTCGACCCCAAGACGGGCCCGCCGAGCGCCGCGCAGCGCTACAACGGCGCGTCCGCGCAGGCCTGGAAGTGCTGGCAGTCGGGCATCGTCGCCGACCAGGAGGCGCCGACCGACATCAACGGCTATCTGCGCAGCAACAACGCCAAGTCCAACATCGTGCGCTGGACGGTGTTCCGTCCCGACGACACGCCGGGCTGCGTCCTGCACGTGGGGCGCTTGGTGCTCACCACGCTCAAGGATCCGGCGAACACCGTGCTCGGGATGTGGGTCGAGGAAGGCGCCTATCCGATGCAGCCGGGCTCGCCCGCGATCATCGACCAGTACATCGACGGCGACCCAGTCGGCGCGTACATCGACGGCATCCTCGGAACGCCGGCCGACCCGGGGTACGCGCTCCTGTTCAAGCAGTCGGCGCGATGAGCGCCGGCGAGGCGGCCGTCCGCTTCCTGTCGATCCGGTTCGGGCTCGTTCTGCTGGCTCTGATCGCGTTCATCTTCTGCATCGTGGCAGAATGGGCGATCAAGGTTCAATCGCAGTCGACTCTGATTGTGTTCTTCGGAGTCGTTACGACCGCGCTCGGGCTTGAGTGGCACCGCCCGAGCGGGACGCAGCCGGCGACGAAGCTGACGCAGCGCGTGGTCGCCGAGCCCGACCGGGTGACCGACACGACGACGATCACCGAGTCGCCGACACCGACACCGACACCGACACCGACACCGCTGACGCCCGGAGGGCCATCGTGATCTGTTCGCGTCCAGACGACGGAAGCCTCGGACCGGTACTGTTGCGCCGCAAGCTCGTTCTGCCCGGCTCGATCGACTGGATGCCGGACCGGCCCATCTGCACCGTCGTCCGGCGCTGGCCCGGGGGCTCGCAGGCGACCGTCGGCGGGCTCACCGCTGCGTACCGACCCGACGACCTGGTCGCGTTCGAATGGCGCGACAGCGTCGACGGCAAGATCTGGGAGATCTACTCGCGCTGCACCGCGGATCCGGGCATCGACCCTGGACATCGCGAGGGGATCGTCTGCCCGGGGTTCTACCCTCGCGTACTGGCGCGCGGACCGATGCACAAGGGCACGAAGTACGAGCAGGATTGCTGGGTTCCGAGCGGTCAGCCGAATACCGGCTTCCGGTACTGGCTCACGACCGACCGGGGCGCCGTCACCGATACGATGCCGATCTACCTGGCGACGCCGGCGACGAGCATCTGCATGCACGTCGGATACGGACCGCAGGTCGGCAACAACTCCGACGCATGCCTCGTGTGGTTCAACGCCGAGGGCACGGCGCCTGCAGAGTTCGCGGCCGCTCGCGCGGCGTTCGATGCGATGGTCGCGCGGGGCGGCTCGCCGTTCCTCGACGTCGGGCTGATCGAGGTGCCCAACGGCGACGACCTATTCCGACTCGCCGCATAGGAGTAGCGTTATGGCGTGGACACCAGCAGCAGAGATGACCGACCTCGAGCGTGAGGCCGGTCGGGCCTGTCGAGACGAATTGCTCGCCGTCCTTCCCGGCTTGCGCTTTGGCCTGGTGGGCATCGAGCGCTACGAAGAGGGCCGGACGCTTCTGGTCGCCGCACAGCTCGACAACACGGCGATTCTCGTGCGCAGTTACGAGGGCGGTCCATATAGGTCCAACGTACGCGTGGTCATCAACGGCCAGGAGATCGGAGGCTCTTCGAGCGTCTCGAGCGCAGCGACCTTCCTACGGAACTATCTGGAGAGACTCCGGGCGCGTCTCGATTCCGCGCTGTCGACGGCGCCATCGAATCGACAGAGCTTCGATGAGGCCGCCGGACGGATGCTGACCGCGCACAACGAAACCGAGAAGGGGCTCCAGAAATGTCGCTGCGGGGCGACGATACGACCCGATGGTCGCTGCCCGACCGCACTCGCGAGCGGACTCAATCTGGTATAGTGGCGCCGGAGGTTCCCATGATTCGACTGTTCCTGGTTTCCGCCTGTCTCCTCGCCGCGACGTTCGGGTTCGGCGGACCGTCGCCCGCATGGGCCGAGGACGCGTTCCCGGTGCACGCCGCCGTCGCACCGACCTTCGCGCTCGACTTCACCCCGATCTACGCATCCGAGCCCGTCGCGCCGCCCGTGCAGGCCACGGTCGACGCCCTGACCGTCTGCCCGGTCGTCGCGCCGACGGTTCCCGTGCGGCACTTCGTTCGCGGCTCGGCGCGCTATAGCTGCTGACGGGAGCGCGTCGAAGTCGAGCGAGGAGCAGCGTCATGGACAGAGGCGATCCGCTCGACTTCTTCGACTTTCCGCCTGAAATGGTCGCGATGATGAAGGCCTACCGCGCGCGCCAGGCTCTCACCACGCACGCGCCGGCACCGGCCGATGACGGCCGCCTGCACGTGAAGCTCGTCGGGCTCGAGCACGTCGAACCTTGCGACCATCCGACGCTGCTCGCCGCGATCGGACTGCATCTCGGGCTCGAGCCGATGACGAAGGCCGTCCAGCACGAGGACGAAGGGCCCGACCCGCGGTTCCCGAAGCTCGCGCGCCTCGTCGAGCTGGCGCAGGCCGACTGGCACACCTGGATCGACCAGCTCGTCGAGGCCGTCGCCGAGCTGGCGGCCGCGGGGAAGCTCTCGCCGCTGAACGAGGAGAACGAGAACGTGCTCCGCGCGCTGTTCGCGGACCACGAGGCGGCGCTCGTCCTGCGTTTCACCGGACGCGGCGACGCGCTCACCGTCCAGCGTCTCGTGGACGCCGGGCTCGTTCATCCAAGCGTCGCCAGCCGCGCCTGGATCCCGACGGCGTACAAGCTCGGCGCGGCCGTCAGCGCGCTCCGCGTGCACCCCGACGACCAGCCGCCGAGCCGCGCCACCATCGAGCAACTGCTCGCCACCGTGGAGCCGATCAGGCTCACCCAGCAGCAGCGCCGCGCGTCGGAGGCCGTCGCTCGCCGGGGCGAGATCTACATGCGTCGCCCGGCGATGCAACTCACCAACGGCATCTGGCAGCGGATCGCCGAGAATGAGCGGATGTGGAACCCCGCCGAGCTGCAGCAGCTCCGCGACACGACCGCGAAGGCCGTCGAGCAACGGAAGGGGGCGAAGGAGCTGGCTCGCGACCTGCGCGACGTGGTGAACGGCAACCCGTCGATGCAGAACGACATGGACCGCGTCGCCCGCACGGAACTGTGTCTCGCCCACGGGGCGGCCGCCTATTCGACGCTCAAGCAGCAGGCCTCGCAGATCGGCATGGACGATCCGCTCGTCTGCAAGCTCGTGTCGCCGCGCGCGTGTACCGACTGCAAACGGATCTGGGGCCTTCCGAGCGACCCTATCCCGTACCGTCTGTCGTTCATCGAGGCGCGTGAGGCCGCCGGCGGCAACTTCCGACTGCCGCATGCGAGCTGGGGACCGGTCGTCGGTCCGGTACATCCGAATTGCACCGAGGGCGCGCTCTTGCTGTACGATCCACGATTCGTGAAGGGTGCGAACGCGAACGCCGCGCGCGTCAAACCGTAGAACAGCGTCAGGAGGACAGATGAACCTCGAAGAGTTCAAGAGTGCGATCACGTGGGAGAAGGGCGCCGTCGAATGGCCAGGGGCTACCGGGCTCTGGGGCCAGCTCATCGGAACCGTGCGGTTCGCGAGCGTTCTCTCGCAGGTCGACCGCGAGCTGACGATCACGCTCCAGGAGGTACCGACCGTCGAAGGTGTCAACAACTTCGATCCCAACGCGCCGACCGTTCGTCGCTGGTTCTGGTGGTATGAGGCGCCCGGGCTGATCGATGGGAGGTACAGTTCGGAGAACGAAAAACCGTACGTCGAATCCGCTGATGCAGAGGTCGTGGCCATCGAATCCGCGTTCAAGCGGCTCAACGAGGCATGGAACCTTGACGGCACCGCGGCCAGCACGTCGAGCAATTTCGGACAGTTCTCGGCTCCGAATCGTCGTCCAAACTATGCGATGGGTGAAAGCGACGACAAGTCGCAATATCTGAATCCGCCCGGCGAGGTGATTCCCGGCTCGGTTCCGGCGAACGACATGATTCCGCGCCGCAATCGGCTCGACCTGATGACGGCCGCCGAACTGTCGATCCGGTCGTCGATGCTGGTAGTCGAAACGCTCGGCTGCGACGAGCGCCTCACCGAGGCCGTCTGCCTGCTCGACCGCGCCCGTGAACTGGTCGCCGACGTCGTCGACGACCCGCTCCGCAAGGTCGGCGGACCCGCCATCATCACGGGGAAGGTCGAGGATAAGGACGTCGATACGTTCGTCGATGAGCTTCGGAAGGCCCATACGTTCTCGTGGCAGGACGGCACGAAGTTCGAAGAGACGACGCCGATGCTCTGCGACTTCACGCACCCGCATCCGGCTCACCCGTGCGGCCGTCGAGTCGAGAGCGACGCACCGCCGCGCGCGTAGTACGCTGCGAGCACCCGCCCGGGAGTCTCCATGGCCGCGATCCGTTCCGCCACCCTCCGCGTCATCGTCGACATGCAGGACGACACCGGCGCCGCGCCGAGCAAGTCCCTCGACGAGACTGGCCTGCTCACGCTGATCAAGAACGCGACGCCGGGGCGGCGACTGATTCTGGCGCCGGACGCCGACGACGAGGTCGTCACGTTCACGAACGTCGCCGGACTCGTCATCATCTCGCACGACTACGCGTTCGCGCTCCGTCTCGCCGGCGGCGAGGCGCTGCTCGACAACCTGCAGATGTTCGTCGTCTGGGCGAAAGATACGACTGCCGGCGCGCATACGACGAGCGTGCTGCTGACAGGCAACGGCACCAACGAGGCCGACCTCGAGATCTGGATCATCGAGAAGCCGTAGGTTATGACCTGCGGGAATCCAAATGGCAGCCCGTGATGCTCGGGACGGAGTCGCGGTTACGCACGCGAACGCAGTCGGGCCGACCCTTTCCCGTTAGGAACCGACGAAGGCCGGAGATCGACGACCGAGAGCGCAACGGGCTCGTGTCGGCGACGCAGACGAAGCGAACGTTCCATGGACCCACCAGATCACCCGGTCTGGTGGGTTCATCGTTTTGCAGGGGCTCGCCTTCCGACGCGCGCGGGGTATAGTCGCGGTTCAGGAGGGCTACCATGTCGTTTGCCGCGCTTTCGAAGAAGCTGCTCGACCTTCTCAACGGCAAGAGCGCGGGTTCGCCCATCGTTCCGCTCGACATGGCGAAAGAGGCGGGTCTGGGCGACCGACTCGACTTCGTCGGGCTGCTCTCGCGCACCGGCGGCGATGCGCTTCCGGCAGCGTCGTTCATCTCGACGAAGGCCGGCGCGGCCGTGCTCGAGGCCGGCAACGCGCTCGCGCTCACCCAGACGGACAACGTCGCCACGGGCGTCGGTGGCTCCGTCAACGTCGACAACCTGTCCGGGCTCACCGCCGGCCAGCGCTTCACGATTCGGCTCGCCGACGCGAGCAAGAACATCGTGCTCCGCAACCACGGCGGCGGGACCGGCAACATCCGCACCCCGGGCGCGACCGACATCACGCTCGACGTGGTGACCGATACCGTCGGCGGGTTCCTGAACGACGCCGGGCTGTACATCATCGACACGATGAGCGTCGCCGCGTTGCTCCCGGCGAACCTGTCGACCGCGCTCGCCAGCAACGCGAACGGCCAGGGCGCCAGCCTCATCGGGCTCGAGGATCCGCTCGGCTACGTCGTCGGCACGACGGGCGAGGCGGGCATCGTCGAGGTCGCCACCGTCACCAGCGACGTCGCCGGCGCCGTCGACGGACTCCACGCGGTCAAGGTCGCTCACGCGACCTTCGATCCGTCGGCGAATTCCGGTCACCGCACCATCGGTGCGCACACCCTCGGCGTCACCATCCCGGCGAAGGGCATCGTCAAGCGCGCCTACTACCAGGTCGTCACCACCTGCGCGGACGGGGCCTCGGACAACGCCACGCTCGCCATCTCGGTCGAGGGCGCGAACGACATCGTGACGGCGATCGCCATCTCCGACGTGACGAATGTCTGGGATGCCGGGTTCCACGATGCGAAGCCCGACGGCACGGCCGCGCACTTCGTTCAGGCGTCCGTCGCGCGCCTCGTCACCGTCACCGTCGCCGTCCACGAGCTCACCGCCGGCAAGGTGATCGTGTTCCTCGAATACGTCATGGGCCTGTAGTCCGCGGACAATCAGGAGATCATGATGCGGTTCGTAGTGCAGCGGATGATGAAAGCGGTCGGCGAGGGCATGCGGGGCGGGGTCGTGATCGGCCACACCCGCAGCGGGAAGCCGATCTACAAGGAGCATCCGCTCGGCGCCGCACCGCACACGATGTTGCACCATCTCCGCGACTGGACGTCAGAAGATCACGCCGACGCCGCGGATGCGCACTGGAAGCTCGGAGCCGACGTCAAGGCCAGTCACGACGATCGGCGCTTCCACACCGCACAGGGACATGCTCACTTCCACGCTTCGCTGGTGCCGAAGTCGGCGCAAGAGACGCACGCTCTCGCGATCCCGGACGGGCAGCACATCGTTCAAACGCTGCATCGCGCCGGTCAATACGCCGTGTACAAGCGCGGGGCTGGCGACGGCAAGTTCGCCGGCAAGTTCGGCGTCACGCACACGCCGTCGGGCCTCGGCGCGCACATGAACCTCCCGACGCGCGCGTCGGCGGTCGCGCTGGCGAACCACATGCACGAGGCCGCGCCGACGCTCGCCCACGACGCGAAGTTCGGCGAGGTGCCCGATCGCAAGACCCAGGACGAGTTCAGCGCGCACGTCAGCACGGGGCTGAACAAGATCTTTCCGTAGGGGCGACCTATGAAAAGAGCCGACGTGCAGATCGGGCTGTTCGGGTCGACACCACCGCCCGCGCCTCGCGCCGTCCACGTGCGCGCGCACGCTCGCCAGGCGCCCGACGGCACGCTCGAGATCGTCGATGCCCACGACCGCCACCGTCGACACGCCGCACCGGCTACCCGTAGACCGGGGCGCGTGCCGGATGTTCCGGCCGTTCCTCCCGGGCCGCACCCGGCGAACAAGTAGGAGTCGACGTTGCTGCTCATGATTCGCCGATGGCTGCAGGTGCCGCTCGAGAAGGGGCGACAGCTCGGCATGTTCGCGCTCCCGGCGATCGGCGGATCGACGAACGTGCGCACCCACGTCCGTCGTGGGCCGAACGGCCTGGAGATCGTCCAGCAGCACGAACGACACGAGCACCGTGCCACCGTGCCACCGCCGGCGACGACCGACACGCCAACGACTGCGACGGGGGATGGCGAGTCGCCGATCGTCGAGTCGACGGCGACGATCGAGATCCCGATGCCGAGCGCGTCGCTCGTCGCGCCGCCGACCGAGCACGCGACGACGAGTACGCCGCCGGCCGGTGTCGTCCAGCCGACCGCCTTCGACGAGGAGACACCAGCGGGCCCGGTGTCGCCCGAGTCGACGCAGGGAGCTCCCACGGCTCACACGCCGCCCGGTGCGACCGACACCTCGTCGACCGCATCGGGCAACACCGTCGACGAGCGGATCACGCCGGCGACGTCAGCGGGCAGGCCCGCGAAGATCGTCGACGAGATCCCGGAGAAGCAGCTCGACACCGCGACGCGCACGGTCCACGTGGACAACCTCGAGCTGGTCCGCGCGAAGGCGAAGGCGCTCGGACTCGAGATCGAGGAACTGCCCGTCTCCGCCGATTCGGTGCTGTCGACCCTATCTCCGGCCGGCTGGGACGACGTCAACAACGTCGGGATCTACTCCGCGAAGCAGGAGGAGTGGGCGAAGAAGCACGCGGAGAAGCTCCGGCACATCCTCATCAAGGCGCCGAAGCACACCGAGCGCATCGTCGGAATCGCGAAGCTGGCCGACGGGCCAGGGGGCGAAGAATCGATCTTCTCCAACGTCCGCACGAGCAAGGATGACCCGGTTTATTTCGACAAGACGCGGGTATCTAACTTCGACTTCAAGCACTGCGATGAGTGTGGTCGGAAGATTCAGCGCGGGCTGTCGTTCATCGTCCGCGACAAGGATGGGCATCACACGCAGATCGGCGGGCAGTGTGCGGCGAACCTGAACCTCGCGCAGAAGCTCAAGAATCAGCTCGACGCGTTCGAGGAGCTGACGGCGTTCGTCCGCGACCGCGAAAACAGCGGCATGCGCGACGATACGCGGTTCTCGCCGGCGCGGATGCTGGCCGGAATCGAATGGTCGCGTCGAAAGTACGGCTACATCACCGGACAAGCCGCAGAACGCATGGGCCATGAAGGGCGGTCGACCGCCGGGCATGCGATGGGCACGCTCAACGCGATCGACATGGCCCGGTCGGGCAAGGTGCAACTCGGCGCCGAGGAGAAGCGCGCGCTCCGCGAGGCGGACGCCGCAATCTCGAAGATCGAGGAACACCAGGGCGAGCAGCTCCACGCGGACGTGATCAAGATCGGACAGGAGGCGTTCGACAAGCTCGCCGACGGACAAGATGCGACGTTCGCCCACAACCTCAAGACGGCGACGAAGGGCGCGCGCGAGAAGCATGCCGGGCTCCTGGCGTTCGCGCTGCACAAGCGCGCGCAGAAGATCGAGGACGAACTGTCGGCATCGCGCCCGCGCCAGGACTACACGCCGGAGCCGGCGAGCGAGAAGCTCAAGGCCGAGCCGCCCGCACAGCTCGCCGCGAAGCTCGGCGTCGAGCCGCGCGCGATCGAGAAGGCGCTCACGACGGGCAAGCTACCCAAGACGCTCGAGAACAAGCTCGAGCGGTACCTGCCGGGCACCTGGCGCGTCCTGAACCATCGCACCAGCGAGGGAAACTACGGAACGACGCACCATTACGACCTGCAGCGCTTGAGCGACGGCTCGGTCGTGCACTGGTCGTCGGGCACGCCGGCGTACAGCGACGTGCACCCGCGCTGGAAGTTCTCGCCGCACGCCGGTCGCGACAAGGTGCTCGACGACCTCGGCAACGTCTCGAAAGAGGGCGAGGGCCACGACGAGGTGCACTGGGCGGCGACGCCGCACGTCGGCGAGCACCTCGAGATCCACGGCGCGCAGGTCGACGAGAAGCCCGGCGAGAAGGTCGAGCGGGGCGGCCGCACGTACCACAACGCCCGGAAGATCAACCGCGTCACCGCGAAGCGCGTCGAGGGCCCGACCGAAGATCCGGCAGAGACGCCGGCACCGCTTGAGCCGGCCGTCCACTTCGGAAGTGCGGCGTACCTCAACCGCCCGGGAGAGCGCCGCGCAGCCGTGGACAAGCTGCTCGCGGAGAAGCCGCCGGAGCCGGGCGACGAGCCAGCATGGGCGCAGAACCGAGACTTCGCCGCGCCGCCCGAATGGCTCGCGTGGAGCAAGCGAGTCGGCGAGCAAAAGCAGCACGTCAACGCGCTGCGCTCGCATTACGTCGACGAGAATGGTACGCCGGAGCCGGGCTATGGCTGGGAGGGTGCTGACGTGCGACCGACCGACAAACCCGAGCATGTGCATCCGCGCGACCGTCACCTGCTGCCGATGACGAAGGGCGTCCGACGCCCGATCGCCGCGATCGAACTGGGTCCGAACGGGCCCGTGCTGGTGCCGATGATCAAGGCCGAGCTGACGACGCACGGTCGAAACCAGATCGCCGCGCACAACTTCGCGCTTTCTGGCGGTCGATACCCGATCCACGACGAGGCGCACGCGCGCAATGCGCTCGCTCGAGTCGCACAGTTCGGCACGGCCGAGGAGCAGGCCGAGGTACGCGCTGCCGTGCGCGCGAAGTACCCTGGAATCGACGTCTCCGGGTCGGGCGAGACGCAGGCTCTCGAGAAGGCGTTCGGCTCGATGCCGCGTCCGCAGGGGCCGCCGCCGATGGTCACCGGCGTCCGTCCGCCGGCCGATCGCGTCCAGTACCGTCACCCCGGCTCCGGCGAGATCCGGTCGGGAAAGGTGCAGGCCGGTGGCGAGCAGGGCATCTCGCTCGTCGACGAACAGGACGGAACGCTCCAGCGCGTGCCGCACGGGCACTACGTCGTGCATCCGGACGAGGACAAGGGCGGACCGCCGCTGGCGCCGGGAAAGGGCAAGCCAGGCACCGAGCGCCCGACTCCCGAGGAGGGTACCGCCAACGCAGCGACGAAGGCCGACGCCGATTCGAAGTTCGCGCGGCTCAAGCACACCGCCGAGCAGCTCCCGGCGCACCGTGCGCAGGCGCACAAGGAGATGCGTCTCGGGCCCGACTCGCACGTCGCGCACAAGGCCGCCGCTGCATTGTTGGCCGCGCACACTGGCCGTCCGGCGCACGACCTCAAGTCGTCGCAGCTCGACACCGAGGGCGACAAGGTGAAGGTGCGTCGCACGCCCGACCAGCAGGACGAGGTCAAGGACAAGCACCTCGCCGCGTTCGTCGGCGCGTCGAAGAAGGGCCGGAAGCCTGACGATCCCGCGTTCGGCGGGAAGGATTCGCAGGGCAACATCAAGCCCGTCAAGGAGAGCGACGTCGCCGATCACCTCGCCGCGCACGGCGACGGGATGACGCCCGAGGACGTCAGTCGCTACCACACCACGCGCGAAGCCGCCGAAGCGAAGGGCAAGCCGCCAGCCGGTCGACCGCCCGAGCACGTCGATCCGAAGGTCGCCGCCGCGATGAAGGACCACAACGTCAAGATGCCCGACAAGCCGGCCGACGCCGTCGACGGCGACAAGCGCGACGACCGCGAACGCAAGTTCGGGGCTATGCTGGATTCGACCGAAGAAGCCGATCCGACGGGCGCGCGCGCGTTGCCCGAGGGAGCGGACGAGGACGGGGACAACACGTGAGCACCGACACCGGACCCGCGATGGCAGCAGGAGCCCGACCGCCCGAAGCTCAATGGTCGTTCGGCTCCTACGTGTTCGAGTACCGCAAGGGCGGGCCGAAGGGAATCGGCATTCTCACGGTGAAAGGGAAGAAGGTCGGCGCGCTCGCCTTTCACATGGTCGCGGGCACGATGGCCGGCGCGAGAAAGATGGCCGGCGACGCGATGAACGCGTTCGAGCAGGGCAAGATTCCCGATGAGGGCGTGTTCCGCATGGAGGCGCTCGCCAAGTCGTCGCCCGAGACGATCGCCGCGCTGATTCGCGGCGAACGCGCTCCGTCGTCACTCCGGTTCGTCATCCGGAAGCGGATCCAGGTCACGCGGTAGCGACGCGATCGTCAGGTGACGGTCGCAGGGGACCAGGATCTCGCAGGCCGAGCACGCCGGCCAGAACGACGCCGGGTGCAGCGTCGGATGCCTCGCGCGCGCACGCGCTCGCCAGTCGTTCGGGTCGACCGGCGCCGTCGAGGCCAGGGGCAATTGGGCCGGCTCGAGCGCCGCCAGCGCCTCGCGCCCGCGGTCGGTCGCATGCACCCGCTCGAGGCCTTCGAACGCGAGTCGCCGACGGACCAGCGACGCGACGGTGCGAGCTGGTCGCAGGCCGCCGAGCTTCGCGTGCAGCTCGGCGGCGGTCGCGGGCAGCATGCGCAGGGCGATGACCTGCGCGTCGGTCAGAATCACGGGTTCGCCATCTGATGAGCGCGGTTCGCGAACGCCCACCGCGAAGCATCCTCGACGTACTCTTTCGGCTTCCGCTTGCCGTCAACACGGGCGATCGACCTGTCCTCTTGCGTCGTGTTCGTCGCCAGTTCGTAGCGAACGACGTCGAGGCGCGAGCCCGCGTACTGGCCGGCGGGATCGTGGCCACCGTACGGGGCCGCGCTCGAGCGGGCGCAGGGGATGAGCTGCACGGTGTACCTGGCGTAGCCATCCATCCGGTCATCGTGGCGCTCGACGACGCGCGCGAGCGCACCGCCGTTGCGACCGGCGACTCCCGACCGGATGCGTACGATGTGGTCGTGAGGAAGTGGCTTCCACACCTGCAGAATCTTGTCGACGTCGATCACGCTGCCTCCTGGTCGCCGCAGAACATCGGCATCTGCCGAGGCGCCGGGCGACGACGCGGTGAAGGGGCGGAGAGCTGCGCGCGCACGATGGCGCTCGCGACCGGCGGACAGACGCTGTTCCCGATGCGGGCCGTCTGGTTCTCCTTGGTGCCGGTGAGGATGTACGATGGAGGAAAGCCCTGCGCGAGCGCCAGTTCGCGCGGCTGCAGCATGCGCATTCCAATGTCGACGATCGCATAGCATTCGCCGCCGATCGTCACGGTCACAAGGCCGAACCGGGCCTTCGTGACGATGGTATCGAGTGGCTCGTCGAGCGCCGCGCCGTAGATGTCCGACCCGTAGTATTTGCAGAGAAAGGCCGCAACGAGCCCGAACCGGTTCTCGGTCGTGACGGTCGGAAGCGGACTGTCGAGGCATTCCACGCGCGCCGACTCACCAGGGCGGCGCTCGCCGTGGTACCTGGCGACGAACGCGGTGACCAGCGCTTTCGTGTCGCGCCCGGTGACCGTGTGCATCGGCTCGTCGAGGGCCGACCCGATCGCCGCGTTCCACGTCTCGCCCGACCCGTTGTGCTTCGCGAGGAAGGCGGCGACGAGCGCATGCTTCCCACCGCCGGCGACGACCGTGCCGAGGGGCTTGTGCAGGTTCAGGATGCGCGGGGCCTGGCCTTCACGCTCGCCGTACCCGGTCTGGATCAGCGTCGGCGAGACGAGCAGGTGTTCGGCCTTCGTCACCACGGTCGACAGCGGCTGGTCGACGCCGCGCACCTTCCCGGCGTCGCTGCTCTGGTGGCCGGTCGTGACTATGAAGGGCCTCGGATTATCCAGGACGTACCGCTTCACGCCGGCGGCGATCCGGCGCTGCGTCGCCTCGGCGAGCGGGCGACGTGGGATGCCCTCCGAGCCGACCTCGCGCGCCCAAGCCTTCGCCTCGGCGGGCGACGCGAAGATCGACAGCGTCGGGATCGACCAGTCGATGCATTCCGCAGCGGTGCGCCAGGCGCGCGGGGCCTGGCGACGACGACGGGCCGTCTCGTCGACGACGGGCGCCGTCTCGACGTGCGTGGCCGCCGGCCAGACGATCGGAGCGCCGTCGCGACGCGCCACCAGGAACAGCCGCTTCCTCGTCGTCGGCGCACCCAGGTCGGCACACACGACGATTTGCCAGTCGACGACGTACCCAAGCTCGCGGAGCTGGCTGACGAACAGGTCGAACGTCTCGCCGGCGCGGCTCGGAATCGGCTTGTTGTCGTCGTCGAGCGGGCCCCACGTGGCGAATTCCTCGACGTTCTCGAGACAGATCACGCGCGGGGCGACGGTGCGCGCCCACGTGACGACGACCCAGGCCAGCCCGCGGATCTTCTTGCTGCGCGGTTTCCCGCCTTTCGCCTTGCTGAAATGGGTACAGTCGGGGCTCGCCCAAAGGAGGCCGACCCGGCGACCGCCGCACACCTCGAGCGGGTTGACGTCGAACACGCTCTCGCAAAGGTGACGGGTGAACGGATGGTTCGCCGCGTGCATCGCGATAGCGTCCGGGTTGTGGTTGACGGCGATGTCCACGTGCCGCCCGGTCGCTTCCTCGATCCCGGTCGAGGCGCCGCCACCGCCCGCGAACAGGTCGACGATGAGTTCGTCTGGGTCGAGCTTGAGACGAGGGGTCATGCACGCTCCGAGGTTCTGGAGCCATGCTATGCGATGCCGCCTCAACATGCAAGCGCCGTGCGCGGAAACAATTCGCTTGACGCTATAGGCAGAAACGCATAGGCTGACACCAGAACGGAGGCGCCGTGATCGAGGCCTGTCCCTACTGCGATTCAGACGTCGTCGTCGACTGCCCGTCGATCTACGGCATCGATGTTCATGTCTCGCACGCGTGCGGCGAGTGCTTCTGCACCTTTGCCGCCTGCTGTGAAGACATGCAGAACGACGTCGAGACGCGCGGCTACGAAGCGACCTACGGCGCCAGCGTCGGCGCGGTCGTCGAGATGATCACCGGGTACGAGGTGCTCGAAGTGCTCGAGGAGGGCGACGGAACGGTCGTCTGTCGCCTCCGCATCGTCGACCCGACCATCGTGCTCGACGTGACCGACAAGCACGGGCATCCGAAGGCCTCAAGCCCGGCCGGCTGGCAGGGCCAGGTGTTCGCCGACGTCGCCGAGCACCACCGGCACCACGAGGCGCCGGCGGGCCACAAGTTCAGCGTGGCCGTGTTCAACGGCCCGGTGCGCGTCGGTGTCGCTGTCGTCGGGCATCCGCAGAGCCGCCTGCTGCAGAAGTCAGAGCCGGACATGCTCGAGGTCACACGCGTCGCGACCTGGGGACACGCCGCGCTGCGCAAGAACGCGGTGAGCAAGCTGTACGCGGCCGCCGGCGACCGCGCTCGCTCGCTCCGGTTCACGAAGCTCGTGACGTACACCCTGCACGGCGTCGAATCGGGACACAGCCTCGTCGCGAGCGGCTGGAAGGCGATCAAGATCACGCGCGGCGAGAAGTGGGACCGCCCGTCGCGCAGCCGGCCGAACGAGTCGCCAGACGGTGCCAAGGTCCGCTGGCAACGGGCTCTCACGCAGCGCGCGAAGCGCGACCTTTCGAAGATTCCACCTGTCGAAACGAGGTGACCGATGAAGTCGACCCGGCAACAGCAGCTCCGAGCGCGCAGCAACACCCTACGACATGGCTCGTTCGTCCTGTGCGATCCCCGGTCGATCAACAAGCAGGGCGAGCGTCCACGCGCGGAGGTGCGTTTGCCCGTGTTCGGTCGGTTCGAGGATGCGGTCGGACGCGCGCGCGAAGTGTCGAGGACGCTGCGCGCCTACTCGCACCCGTACGGCTCCGACGAGGTGTACGTCGCGGAGGTCGACGTCGTCGTCGAGCGCAGCCTCGACCTGCAGGACGAGCGCGACGACCGCGCGACGGTCCGCTGCAGTCGGCTCTGGATCGTGCGCGCCACCGAGCCGCCGAAGCTGCAGATCGGTTCCCGGCCGGTCGATGACGTCGACGACAGCATCGGGTAGTCTGGCGAACCAGGGAGGCCCGCGTGCCCTTTCCAGTGCTCGAGGCGCCGCCGATACCGAACCGTGCGAAGTACCCATTCGTCGGCACGGTGCACGTCGCCGGGCTCAAGGTGCACGTCGAGAACGCCGCCGGCACGACCAGGTCGGGCGTCGACCCGGACGGGCACGCGTGGTCGGTTCCGATGCGCGCGGGGCACTACGGCGAGATCGCTGGTACCGAGGGCACCGACGGAGAGCCGGTCGACGCGTACGTCGGACCCGACCAGACGTCGACGACGGCGTACGTCGTGCACCAGAAGGTGCCCGGAACGCAGAAGCACGACGAGGACAAGGTCATGCTCGGCTTTCCGTCGCAGGAAGCCGCGATCAAGGCCTACCGGGGCCAGTACGATCGACCCGGCTTCTATGGCGGGTGCACCGCCTGGCCTGCTGCCGAGCTATGCGCGCACCTGGGCAAGCACACGCACAAGGGGAAGCGGCTCGACGCGCCGTCACGCGTCTTGAAGCTCGTCAAGTCGACGAACGGTTCGATCGAGCTGTGCTCGTTCGCAGCGGAGGCGCCGTCGCGCGTGCAGTTCGTCCTGCGGTTCATGCGCAAGGGAGGTCAGCTCGGGCTGTTCGGCGGTAGCTTCGGAGGGACACGTTCCTCGCCGTCGCCGTCGCCGTCGAAACCCGCGGAGGGCGGAGGCGGGACGACGACGGCGCCGGTTCAGATCACGTCGCATCTCCGACACGGTCCGCACGGGTTCGAGATCGTGCAGCGGCACGTCGAGAACCGACACCACGTGGAGCCGACGCCGACACCGACACCGACACCGACACCGACACCAGCGCCGGAACCGGTGCCCGAGCCGGTCGCGCCGGTGCCCGAGCCAGCGCTGCCTGCACCGGTGAAGCCGAAGCGCGTCAGCAAGCCGAAACCGAAGCCGGAGCCCGTTCCGGAGCCGACTCCGCCGGCACCAGCGCCGCCGCCGCCGAAGCCCGCACCGAAGCTCGACGCCGACGGGTTCGAACTGCCCGAACCCGGGATGACGCCGCCGCGCCATCCCGACGACGAGAGCGCGCCCACCGAGGGCCCGCTGCACTACAAGATGAAACTCGCCGCAGCCGAGGATGCGATTCGCAGCCTCGAGCGCGAGCACATGTGCGTATGGTCCGAAGACGGGCGACAGCTCGCCCGGTTCTCGCCGGCGACGACGAAGCGTCTCGCGCCTCGCTGCGACACACGGAACAACTGCGCGGTGCCAAACTGGGCGGTAGAGGCCATGCAACGCGACGGCTACGCTGTCGTGACGCACAACCACCCGAGCAGCGGTCCGCTCTCGCCGCAGGATCTCTCGCTCGCGATGCACTGCAACCTGCAGGAGATTCGAGCCTGTACGCCGGATGGCGGTGGCTGGTCGATCACGCGCCCGCAGCAGGGCTGGCCGCCGCCCAACCTGCGGATGTCGCTCGAGCACTACTGGACGCAGCTTCTCAAGGGCGGTTCGCAGATCGGACGCTGGCGCATGGACCAGGTCGTCAGGGATGCCGGCGGCAATCCAGCCGACGGTGAGCACGCGAAGGGGTTCGACTATGCCACATTCCACGGACTCTGCAGAGCCGCCCAAGCCGCCGCTCTCGAAGACGCAGCCGATGTCCTTCGTACAAAGTACGCCATCACCCTCGTCCGTATCCCCGGACGGGACGTTCCTGCTGGACGACAAGGAGATCGACCCGGAGTACCGTCCAGACGACCCGAGGACGCCCCCCTAGTTCTGCCGCTCTCGCTCACCGCGATCGACGCGATCCGCCGCCGCGAGACGCGCACCTTCGATGCGCGCACGACCGGCGACCGCGCCGAGTTCCTCGAGGCGCTCGCCGACGCGAAGGAGGTCGGCAACCGGTTCATGGTGAAGCTCACGCCGGGCGCGCTCCGGTACGTGCAGCACGCGCAGGGACCGATCGCCGGGCAGCTCCGCGAGCTGGGAGCGCTGACCGAGCCATCGCATGCGGCGACGGCCGCCGTGCAGGCCGAGTATGCGAACAAGAAGCGGCTCGCCGACGCGCTGCGTACGATTGCCGTCACGCACCGCGTTCCGCTCCACGACTGATCACATCATCGCGAAGAATGGAGCCGGACCCTGGGGAGGCGGAGCGGTGAAGATGACTCCATCGCCGGCCGTCGACACGCCCTGATTGTTCGTGCTGTGCGTGCCGCCGTACCAGAAGTTCGCCGGCGTAGCCAGACAATGCTGGACGTTCATATAGTCCATCGAAACCTGGCCGTAGCCCGTCTTCCGAAGCGTGAAGAGGCCCGTCGACAGCGACGTCAGGGTTACGACGTGGCTCACGTCGCCGCTCACGTGGAAGCCGCCCGTCGTATTGATCGTGCCGTCGGTGAACTTATAGGAATGGGCTCCGGTGCCCGTATCTTTGAAGTCAACAAAGGTCGAATTGTCGGTAATCAGCAGGTCGCCGGTCGATGCTCCGCGCGCGAACCAGACGGTGCCGTAGGTGACGGTCCCCTGTCCGCCGATCCACGTAATGCTGGAGTTCGAAGTGTCCGTGAATTTCACGGTCGAGCCCGACATGTGCATCTCAATCGGGCTCGTCGCCGTGCCGATGGTCCAACAGGCGCCGACGCCGGTAATCGTGACGGTCACGTTCTCCGCGTGAAGGATACCGCCGCCGACGATGTTCGATTCCTGGCCGAAGAACGTGCCAACGGTGAGGTTGTGCCCGTTGCAGTCGAGCGTGCCGGTGTTCACGTCCATCCGACCGGTCGACGTGAAATCGTCCTGGAGAGAATAGGTGCCACCGGGACAAGTCCAGACGTGCCGCCGGGGCGACGACACCGAGAACGTCTGCAGGGTCTGCGACCCGCGACCGCGGAGAACGACGATGCCAGCGCCAGTAATCGTCAGGCCCGCGATAAGCTTGATTGAGCCGTAGATGCTCGTCGAGATCGTCGATGCCCACGTGAGCGACGTCGTCCAGGTTGCCCCGGTCCAATCCATAGACTTTCCCGCCTGCCGCATGTCGAACGTGATCGTCTGCGCGGTGCCGAAAGCGCAGTCATAGGCGGTATTGTCCTGCGGAAGCGGCACGCGCGACGTCCATTTCGTCACGTCGGAGAAGTTCCCACCGGAGGCGCTGATCCAGTGCTGGGTTGTCGGGCTGGTGAAGGTCAGGTTCGTATTGCCCTGACAGTCGCCGGACAGGCCGGTAATCGCGCTCAAGTTCCAGTTAGCAGCGCCAAGACCGGTAATGTCTTCGAAGTCGCAGTTCGTGAAGTCGACCGCGCCGGCCGTGATCGTCACCGCGACGCCGCCGGTCTGGCATGCAACCAGAACGCGGTTGACGTTCGAGTTCCCGTGGCAGGTGAGCGTGCCGGTCACCGTCAGCGCACACGAATTGCAGAGGAGCAGCGTCTCGCTGATCTTGGTCGCGCCGCCCGTGTAGTTCAGGGCCGCGAGGGTGTTCCCGGTGTCGCCGATGAACAACTGACCGGTGCCGGTCGCCGTCAGCACGTTGTACGTCTTGCCACCGCCGAAGAACTGGGGCGAGAGGCCGGACAGCAGAAGCGTGCTGGTACCCGCGCTGATCGTCTGGATGCCGCGCGCGTCGAAGGCCACGCCGGAGGCCTTGTTGCAGGTCAGGGTGAACGTCGACATCGCCAGCGTGCCGGCGAACAGGCTCACGGCCGCGCTAAGAACCTGCACGACCGTCGGGCTCGTCGTGAGCGTGACGGTGCCGGTGCCGGAGTTCGCGTCGAACGTGACGATATCGGCGGAGCCAGGCACGCTCTGACCGCCCGCGCCACCGGACGTCGCAGCCCAGTGCGTCGTGGTGGAGGCGTCCCAGTTCCCAGCGCCACCGACCCAAAAGCGCGCCGCCATCCTAGACCTCCGTCGTGGCGGCGATGCAGTCCCAGGTCGTAGTTACCTCGTTCCATTCGAGGCCAATGCGCAGGTATTTCCCGCTGACCGTCGTGATCGGGAGGGCCACCCCGCGGCTCGCAAACTTCGCGCCCCACGCGATAGCGTAGGGTCCGGCGCCGTTGTCGAGGATGCGGATGATGATGTGCTGACCGGCGTAGGGCGTGCCGGTGAGGTTCGTCGTGAACGAGGTGATCGCCAACGCGAGGGCGGTGATCGAAAAGAAGCTGACGGCGTCCGTGTTGATCGCCGGCGTTGCCGAGCTGACGATCGTCGCCGCGCCGGCCGCGCCGAGCAGCGCGCGAAACGCGCCATAGTCAGCGGCGTTGAGCAGCGACTTGATGTTCGTCGCGAAGGCGAGCAAGCTCGTCGTAATGCTGTTCGGTGCGATGTCCGCGCCGACTGCCGTGGCGGTCGGTCCGCTCAAGCCAGCGAGGCCCGACCGGAGCGACAGCAGCTCGACCTTGATCACGAGCACGATGCCGCCAGTGACCGCGATCGTCGGCGTGATCGGCACCGGAGCGCCGTCACTGGTCCGCGTCGAATACAGCCACATACGCCATTTGCTGTCGGCTGCCTTGTCGGACCGGAACGAGAGAACGCCGTAAACCGGTGTCTCGACGTCGGCGATTCCGGCCGCGATAGCCGCCGCCGGCGAGAGGACATCGCCCGCGACCAGCACAGACTGGTCGGCCTTGAGCAGCACGTGTCGACGTGGCGAGGCGATCGGAGTCTGCCCCGGGAAGTCGCTCGCGTTGAGCGGCTGTGTCGTCGCCGTCGCCGAGCCGAGGCCACCCTGCCCGGCGCCGGTGTTCTGTTCGGCTGCGTCGCTCGCGAACGAGGGCGCCATCCAGCCGAGCGTGCCCGTGGTGGCGCTGGTCGCCATCGAGCCGCCGGCGACGGCACCAGCGAGCGCCGCGTCGGAGAGCGAGAAGAAGCCCGCGCCGGTGCCGTACGCCACGCCCGTCGCGACCTGGATCCGGTCGCACGTGTGGAGCTGGTCGGTTTGCACCGCCCGGAGCCCGGTCGTGAGCGCCGTCTCGTCGACGGTGCCAGCGCCAGGCGTCGGTGTCGCGTTGCCGGCCATCGCGTCGAGCGGGCCGGTGCCCAGCGTGCGCGCGGACGCGACATTCGCAGGGCCGTCGGAAGGGGGAAGCCCGTTGCTCGGAATCGCCAGCATGCAGCCCTCGCCCGCGGAGCGTAGCACGGCGGTCGAGCGCCGGTGACGCTCGCCGGACGCGCCGCACCGTTGTAGGATGGGGCCGGGGGTTTCATGGCCTACTCGGCGGTCGTAACGGTCGTGCGTGGTCCGCGCGGTCTGTTCGAGATCACGATCGAGGAGACGGGCGCGAGCACCTCCGACGAGAAGGAGATTCCGCTCGTCGATTACGACCTTCCGATCGACTTCGACTGGGAGTCTGGCTCGACGGCGAAGGTCTCCGGCACGTGCGCGACGACGAATCCGCAGCTCGCGCAGGTGACCGGCGCGACGCTGTCGACGGACATCATCGCGAAGAACCTCGTTCCGGCCGCGCAGGTATCGAACATCGGCCTTCCTCCGATCCCGTGGCGCATGGCGTCGGGCAGTCTGTTCCACCGGTCGGGCGCCGACGCGGGTTCCGACAACCACCTGCGCACGATCTACCGCATCCGCGCTCGGCAGTAGCGCCGTGGGCGACGTCTGGCGTCCCTGCCCCTCTCCGTGCTGCGATGGCGACGATCCGGAGCACGCGATCGTGCAGGTGCACGACGCGCCGACGGGCGATGTCTGGCCCGTGAAGGTGCCATTCGAACACCGGCACGACCCGGTCGGCTGGGGGATCGAGCCGCGCCTCCGGTTCAAGGCGGCGGACGGCCGCGACCGCAATGGGATCGAGGTCGCGCGCGACAAGGAGGGCGTCGAGGCCGTCGACCACGAGGGCAAGCTGCACCGGCTCGATCACGGCACGTTCACCCGCTGGCATCCGCTCGACGGCGACCTCGACGGCGACCTGCCTTTGCCGAAGTTCCGCGGGGCCACGATCCCGATGCGCAAGGCCGAGTCGTCGCCGGCGACGTCGCCGGCGGACCCCGAGGAACACCACTCGAAGCACGTCGCGCTCAAGCCGGGCGACCGCTGGGTGACGGCGCATCCGAACGGGCCCGGTGAGAAGGGCGTGCCGATCTTGATTCGCCCGAACCCCGACGGCTCGCACCGCATCATCGGCGGGGCTGGCGGCAAGCTCACGCACCTCCGCCTCAAGCACGTCAAGACCGAAGAGGAGATGAAGGCGGCGACGTCGGACAAGGCCGCCGACAAGAAAGCGGCCGAGAAAGCGCGTGTCGCCGCACTGACGCCGGAGCAGCGCGACGCCGAGAAGAAGGCGAAAGGCGCCGTCGAGAAGGCCAAGCACCACGCCGAACGCCAGTTCATCGAGAAGGTGCGCGAGAAGCTCGGCGGAGTCTCGCAAGATCTGGACGAGTCGAAGCTGTCGGACATGTCCGACGGCGCTCGGAAGCTCATTCTCGGTCGACACCACCGGAAGCAGCTCAAGGAAGCGCTCGGCCGAAAGGATGACATCGCGCGCAAGCTCGTCGAGCACAACGTCGACGAAGCGACCGCCGGCGCGATGATCGAGAACGCCGTCCGCGCCGAGCCGGCCGTGCTCGAGCAGGCGCACGACCTGGCTGCGCTCGAGCTGTCGCTCAACAGCGCCGAAGAGCAGGAGCGCAAGGACGAGCGCGCGATCAACACCTCCCGGTCGCCCAACAAGGGCGGAGGCGTGTCCGACCAGGCGCTCGAGGCCGACCTCGCCAGCATCGACAAGGAGCCCGATCCTGCGAAGGCGCTGGAGAAGCTCGGCGGACGCTCCGACGCGGAGAAGCCCGGCGCACCTCCCGAGGAAGCGTCCAAGGAGCTCGAGCGCCGCGCGCTCGAGGCGGTCGACGACGCGAAGCGTCTCGTCCAGGCGAGCAAGGGCGAGGGCGTCGACGACCCGATCACCAAGCGCGTCGTGCAGAAGGCGCTCGAGCGTGCGGGGCTCGACCTGCAGACACCGCCGGCGGAGGCGGCCGCCGTCCTGCAGAAGGAGGCCGGTCGGAAGGCTCGACGCGCCGAGATCCAGCGCGCGCGCGCCGAGACGCTGGCGAAGATGGAGAAGGACGGAGGCGAGGGCGGAGCTGCGAAAGCGCGCGGTGCTCTGGCGTTCTCCGACCTGCTCTCGGGCATCGCTGGTACGGCCGCGACCGCGAAGAAGATGGGGCTCATCGACTCCGAGCGGACGCCGCTCCAGGAGCCCGAGATCGCCGAGATCCGCGACATCCTGCAGAGCGCCGGCGACCTCCGCGCGAAACAGAAGGCGTTTAAGGAGATGAATGCCGCCGCGGAGAAGGGCGACTACGACAAGTCGCGCCGCGCGTTCGACCTGCAGGTCGAGGCCGCGCCGTCGCAGGTCGACGCTGACGTCGAGGAGGACGTCCGCCGCGCGCTCACGAACCAGCTCCTCGGCATCGCGAATCCGAAGTCGGCCGTCCACGTGCAGAGCGTCGCGAACGCCCATTACGGCACGCTCGCCGACGTCGGGCTCGGTGTCGGCGGGAGTCGGTACCTCGATCGCTCGGTCGTCGACGCCGTCGGGCTCGGCAACGCGGCCGTGCTCATGCGGCACGCGATGGAGTCGGACGGGCACGCGCCGGCGACGGTGCTCACCGCGCTCGAGCGTCACCACGTCGCGTCGATCAACCGCGAGAGCACACGCGCGCTCGCGCAGGCCGAGGCGGCGATCCCAGGCCTGCAGGCGACCGTCGAATCGACCGGCGACCTGCAGAAGGCCATGGCACAGCTCGGCACGTACGAAACCGACATGGACGAAGCGCAGCGCTCCGTCGGCTCGGCGATCGGCAAGCTCGAGGCGACGGCGGCGCTGGGGCAGGCCTTCCGTGAGAAGGTGCCCGACGTCCTGACGATCAAGGGCGCGGAGGGTTCCTCGCTCGATACGCAGGTCGCCTGGCTCCATGCGGCGGGCCTGACGCCCGGCGACTACCGCATCGACCACGCGACGAAGACGGTCACCATCCCGAAAGGCGCCTGGGGAAAGCTGATCCACAAGACGCCGAAAGACGAGATCGAACGTCAGCAGGC